CGTCCGGAGATTTTTATGGCAAAAGTCCCGTTAGGGTTTTTGTTAAGTGTTGCAGTAATGCAACACTGTTGCCAGAGTTCCAAAGTGTTGCAATAATGCGACACTCTCAGGAGAGGGAACATGGCAAAAAGCGGGCGGCCGCCGAAGGCACCAGAGTTGCGGATTGCTGACGGCACACATCGGAAAGATAGGCACGGTTCGAAAGAACAGTACGGCGCGGAAACTGTCATCGAGAAAGTTCCGCGGTGTCCCGACAACAAGGGCGAGGAGTTTGCCAAACGTTGGAAACGCTATTGCGGAGAAATGTTGCGGGTCGGCGTGCTCACTTCACGGGATCTTGATGCAATCGAACAGCTTTGCGATGCACACGAGGACCAAGCCAGAGCACAGGCGGCGCTGATCCGTGACGGCGACTTCATTCCGACGCAAACTGGCTTTGCCAGACATCCGGCCATGCTGACTATCGAAAAGGCTCGCATTTTCATCATGCAGGCTCAGATCAACCTCGGGTTCAGTCCCTCGGGAAGAATCAAAGTGCCGCCAAAAGTTGCGGCTATCACCAAATCGAATAAGGTCGCCGGACTCAACAGGAAAATGTGATGCCGTTGTCCTGGCGGAAATTCACGAAGCAACAAAAAGCCGACACAGAACCGTGGATGCGGAACAAGGCGGACGAATTGGCGGTCAACAATGGCTGCTGGTTCGATCCGAAGCGTGCCGCTTACATGATCTGGTGGGTGGAGCGACATTGCAAATTGTACGAGGGGGAAGGTTTCGCGGGCAAACCCGTGATTATGCTTTCGAACGTCGACCAGCCGGACTATTCCGACATCCCGGAGATGTTCCCGGACTTCACGTACGACGACGGCGAAATCATTCCGGAAGTCTTTGACTTCTATCAGCAACGGATAAAGTGGCACAACCAGTTGTTTCACAGCGGCGCCTTCATGCACTGGCAGTTCGAATGCCACGCCCGAATTTATGGCTGGGCACGCGAGGCTGAAGAACGATGGCAGCGTGTCGGGCTCCGTCAGGTCCGACGGTTCAGAAAAGCTCGAGTCTGGATTCCGAAGAAATCCGGCAAGACACCGTCGCTCGCTTTCAACACCTTGTACCTGACGTGTGGAGACGGGGAGCCTGGTGCGAAATCCTTCATCGCCGCACTTGACGGAAATCAGGCGATCCGAGTCTGGGAGCACGCCGAACAGATGCGGCAAAAGTCTCCGGAACTGGCCGCCAACTCAAAAACCAATCTGAACACTCACAAGGTCACGTTTCTGCCCAATGTTTCACACTTCGAGCCGCTGAGCTCGGCCAACAAGAACACTCAGAATTCAAAGGAAGGACTGAACGGAAATGTCATCGTTGACGAGACTCACGTGGTGACGCGGTCCTTCATGAAAATTCTGGAATTCGCTGGGGCGTCGCGTCCACAGCCGTTGAATCTCGCATTCTCGACAGCAGGCAATAACCCGGAAGGATACGGCAAAGGCGAATGGGATCTCGGCGAGGAAATTAACGCGGGTACACGGCAAGTCGACAACTACTTCCACCAGTCGTACCACGCTCCGCAGAATCTGACATCGGCTCAGATGAAGAAAGACCCAGAAAAATACATCCGAATGGCTAACCCAGCACTCGGGCATACGGTTGGAATGGAAGAACTCAAACCGGCATTCTATGAGTGTGCCGAATCGCCTTCGGACTTTGCAACGTATGCCATGTATCGTTTGAACATATGGCAGCACTCTTCACAGGTCTGGCTCGGTGCCGGAGTCTGGGCCGGCTGCGGTGGCCATACGTTTGATCGCGAAGAGAACGAACAGCGTCAATGGGTTCTCGGACTTGACCTCGCGCGCAAGTTCGACTTGGTCGCGTGTGTTCCGACTTCTCCGAACAAACTTGGTTCTGTCGATATCGTCAACCCGATGTTTTGGTGCAATCAGGAACGAATCGAACAACTGATCGCCTTCTATCCCGAAATGGCAAAGTGGCGAGATCAAAACCTGATCAGGATCGTCGGCGACAACACGACGGATCTGCGAGCCGTAAAAAGGGATATCCGAAAGTTCTGTGAAAAGCACTTCGTCGTCGGAATCGTTTACGACGCCACGTATGCGGAAACTCTCATTCAGGACTTGACAGCAGGGGAGTTCGGTCCTGACGGCGATTTAATGTTTCCGGCATTGGCGATTGGTGAAAAGCCGTTCTCTCAGGGAATTCTGACGCAGACAGGCCCAACTGCGGATTTCGAGAACGAACTAAAGGACAAGATGATTCGCCACGACGGCAATCCAGTTCTGACGTGGCAGTTCGGCCATGCAACAGTGAAGCAGGACGGACGAGGACACCGGCAGGTCCAAAAGGAAGATCGAAAATCGTGCCGGACGGTTGACGGAGTTCAGGCGGCAATCATGTCTCGATGGGGCTGTCTGGACAACAAGGATTGGGAAATTCAGGTTTATGACTTTTACGATTCAAACCCAGTGGAGTATGTATGAAAGAAGATCAGACGAAGTTGCCAACAATGGAACAAATGCCGGAGGATGCTCTGGAAGTCGCTGTCGTGGCCGCACAACTTGGCGTGGCTCCGCGGCAGATTTCGCGAGCAGCGGACGCAGGAAGGATCAACTGCTGGAGTATTGAGGTTCCCGGGGCCACGAGGTTCGTACCGCCGGCGTACAGGAAGCTCGTGTCACTTTCTGAAGCCCGCAACTGGTTCAACGCAACGCCGGAGGCACGCAAGCCTGAAAACAAGTCGCATCAATACCACGTAGTGTATTGGGTGCAAACTGAGCCCCAATGTGGAACACAGGATCTGGCTGGCTTTATCCGGGCGAACGCGGAGGCGGTTCTTGTCAAACGGGAATTCATCGTGCAACTACGGGAATCCGATGCCGCGGTGATCGAACAAATCGGTGGCAAGCAGATCGAGCGGACTTACGGTGTCAAAGGTTTCTCATTTCGTCGTTTAGGGACATAGTCATGACCAGAAGAAAACGCCAGCCAGCAACAAAAGTTGCTCCTCAGATCGTCTTTAGTGAATCGGTTGTGGTACAGTCTGTCCAGTGGCGGCAAATGGTGGAAATCGTCGTACACGGGCAGGGATCGCTGATTGGCCCGTCCACGACGCTGCCGATACCGCCGCAAATTGGAATGTACGTTGGTCAATTGAAAATCAAGTGCATCCGAGTCAACCAAGCGGACGGGTCGAACATCATCGAATATGTGGCGATCACGTCTCAGCAGGCCAAAGAATTGCTGATGATCGGTTGGACGAAAATTCCTTGAGGAATCGAGACGTGGATGGAACCCCGCAACCTGTATTCACCTACGCTGCAACCGTGGTGTCCGTCTATGACGGAGACACGGCAACGCTTCTGATCGATGTTGGGTTTAGTTGCTTCCGAAAGGAAAAGGTGCGACTGCTGCGGATCGATGCGCCAGAACTGACCGGACAAACACGGTCAGCTGGCCTCGCGTCGCGTGATTATCTGCGATCTCTGCTGCCGTTCGGCTCCCCTTGTGTGGTCACGACGATCAAGGACAAACAGGAAAAGTACGGCCGTTATCTTGCGGAACTTTATGGTCCCGACGGCAAAAACGTCAGCGATTTGATGGTTCATGCTGGCCATGCCGTCTACAGGGAATACTGAAAAATGGACACGGACGAGGTGAAACGCACAGACTCGGGCTTGACAAGGGCAAACCTCTGTTGTCTGTCTGGTGTGGTCTTGGTACTCTATGCTGCATTCTTGCTACATAGTGCCGTAGGATTCTTCATCACCGGCCTCTCGCTGTTTGCGTGGGGAGTTCATCTACACAGGGTGACAAAAGACAGTGTTACCAAACGTCGCTGAATTCGCCGCGAGTCTTTTCGGTTCACGCAGCAGCCGCACGCCGCGTAATCGGTCGATGGAAAATCCGAACGTTTCACTGAACGACCCCGAACTGTGGGAAGCCATGGGCCACGTTCGTTCGGATTCCGGAATTGAAGTCGGGCCGGAAGAGGCGTTGCGATTCGGACCGGTGTATCAGTGCATCGAAATCAAATCGGCTGACGTGGGCTGTGCCACGTTCCACGTTCACAAAAATGACGCTGAACCGGGCGAGGATGATATCGACCGCAATCAACCTGCGGAAAGAGTCTGCAGCAGCGAGTGGAACGATATCACGCCAGCCAGTCAGGGCTGGCAGAATCTGGTGTTTCACTACAGTTTGCGAGGCAACGGCTACGCCTATATTTCGCGGCAGGGTGGATCACAAAACGGCCGAATCCAGTGGATGGCTAATCTTGCTCCTGATCGCGTCACGCCCATGGTGGATCCAGATTCCGGGGCTTTGCTCTACAAGTTGGAGATTTCCGGTGAAAAGCCGCAATTTCTGAACTCGTGGGAAGTCTTCCACCTGAAAGGTCTGAGCCTGACGGGTCAGCAGGCAATTGACATGCTGAAACTGTCTCGCAACGAGATCGGGCTGGCGCTCGCATCCAAGTTGTTTCTGGCTAAGTTTTTCGAGCGAGGCGGACACCACGGCGGCATTTTGTCGGTTCCGCCGGCGATGAAGGCACAGGCCCGGGAAAACCTTGAAAAGGGCGTCGCGGAGCGATCGTCACCCGCAAACTGGTTCAAAACTCTGGTTCTGCGTGACGGAGCGCAGTGGCATTCGTCGACGGTCGATCCTCGAACAGCACAAATGAGCGAGTTGACGGACGATGAAGCCAGGGCAGTTTGCCATTTCTTCAATATGCCGCCATGGAAGATCGGCCTGAAGGATTCGCAGAGCTACAACTCCGGCGAAATGGCGAATCTCGCCTACATCACTGGAACTCTGCAGCATGTTTGCACTCGCATACAAGGTGAGGCGAATATCAAGCTGCTGTCGCAGAGGACGCGGCGCGCGGGAACTCATCGGTTCGAGCACAACTTTACGAAATTGCTCGAAGCTGACGTGACCACGCTGAATCGAGTTCTGGCTATTCAGCGGTCGCAAGGGATCATCAACGCCAATGACTGGCGAAAAAAGATAAACCTGCCTCTGCGATCTGACGCAGAGGCAAATCTGTACTTCAATCCGAATACGACGCGGACCGGAAGCCCTGCCAATGCGGATCCAGCTTCAGCCACAGCGGGAACATCAGGTTCCCAGTCGGACACCAATTCAGCGGCAGTTGGAAACTCGAAGCTGGCGGAACTGCGGGCATCTTTCATGGGTTATGTCGCTCATAAAGCAGCAGCCAGGCTGGCGGCAGTTTGCAAGAACAAGGCCCGAAAGCCTGCCGATATGCTCGCATGGTGTGACACAGGCGGCGTGTCTCACCGGTCCATTTTGACGGAGGAACTGACGGCGGCCGTCAACGGTGGGTTCCCAGAGAATCAGCGAATTGCCGTACTGTCTGCCTGCGAGTCGTGGATGCTCCGCGAGGTGACGGCAGGGATTTCTGTGTTTTTGGATGCTCCGCACAAGGAATCCGAGCTTGAGGCAAACGTGGGGCGATTTCTGGAACAGTTCCAGAGCGAAGTGAGTTCACGACTACAAAAGGAAATCATCAATGCGTTCGGCTAAATTTTTGCAGTTCATGAACTCCGCTGACGCTGCCACGCGAAGACTGTTCAAAAATCAGGACGGAGGAATCTTTAATAAGACTCCGGAATGTCCTGACTTTCGAGCAGAGATGAAGGAATCCGACAGCAAGTTGGAAATTGTCCTCCACGATGCGATCGGCGATTGGTGGGCTGGTACTGACTCCGCTACGCTGGTGAAGGCGGTTAAGGCCGCGAGGGGCAAGAACAAGGAAATCGAACTCGACATTAACAGTTTTGGCGGCGATGCTTACACCGGTATCGCATTCTATAACGCCTTGGCTGATCACGACGCGAAGGTCACGGCAAAGATCACGGGAATTGCCTTTTCTGCGGCGTCCGTGTTCCCGATGGCGGCGGACGAGATCCTGATTTCGGAGAACGCGACACTCGGGATTCATCCGGCGTGGCTGTATACCGTCGGGAATCGGTTCGCCTTGCGTGACTCCGCCCAGTGGCTCGAAACTCTCGACGGGCAACTGGTCGACACCTACGCAGCCAGAACTGGCCGAACCAAGGAAGAAATCACAAGCTGGTTCGTTGGCAATAATCACGACGGGACCGTATTCAGCGGTAAGCAGGCTGTCGAATATGGGTTTGCCGATGCCGTGATTCCGCTAAAGAAACGAGACGTTGACAAGGATTCAGATGACATGAGCCTGAGCACGTCAGAGCGTCCTTCGTCAGGAATTGCGGATCGGATGAATGAGTTCAAGCAACGTCACATGAAGGCAATGAGAAACGAGCGACTGGCGGCGATCCGTCAGCACCTGAAGCTCAACTGATCTCTTGACACTTTTTGCCGCAGAATGTACCATCAATGCGACATAGTGCCTGTTGGCCTGTCCGATTTGAATTTGTGTCGTCCTTACAATGAGGAATGAACCGTGCTGGGACTTCTGAGAAACACAAAGATTGTGCGTCACAACAATGGCGCAGCAGCCGGAACATCGACGATCACCCCTTCTGCTGGCGTGGATGTGCAGGGTTTCAATTCTGCAATGTTCCTTGTGCTGCTTGGTACGGTCACCAGCACTGGTGTTCCATCTATCAAAATTCAGCAGTCTGACGATGATGGAGTCGCCGACGGTTACAGTGATCTCGAAGGCACGGCCTTTGCTGCCACAGATGCCGACGATGACAAGATTATCGCTGTTGAAATTTTGCGTCCGACAAAGCGATACCTGAAGTTGATTCTGGCACGAACAACCGCGAACGTGGTTCTCGACGGTATCGTTTGTGTTCTCGGAAACCCAATCGGCCCATTGCCGATTAGTCAGACAACGATCGGCAACGAAGTGCATGTCACTCCTGCCGAAGGCACGGCGTAAGCCTCGCATAACCCTGAAGGATGCTTGCGTGGTTGCTTAGGTGGCCACGCAAGCTGAGAACAATGAAAAGTCACTGCTCAGTGATTTTAGATAGCTGAGTAAGGCTTTCAGTCGACAGATTCACGCAATTGTTTCTGTCGACTGCACACAATGTCGCAGTGGAGAAGCACTTGGTGACTTCGCTGGCCTCATAAGCCAGAGTTTGCTGGTTCGATTCCAGTCACTGCCACTTCGAGACTTGGTGTCTCGATTCACAATTCGATACGTGCCTGAGTGGTCTTCATCACGACGGCATCGGTGAACCAAAGCCAAGTCTTCACGAGGCGGACGTTTACCAACGATTTTCTGTTTCACGGAAAGTCGCTGGTCAGCGTCCGCCTTGTTCGCGTTCCGGTCCAGCGACATTGTCACGAGGACTGACAACGTCATGCCAAAGATTACCGATCCAGCCCGGCTGGCCGAACTGCAGAATAAGCGACTGGAACTTGCCAACAAGATCCAGACCTACCACAGCGAGAACGAGTCTGCGTGGAACGCGGAAAACGAAACCGTATGGGCGCAGGTGAACGCCGACTACGACAAGGTTCATGCTGAACTGGAAGATCACAACAAGTGCGTTGCTGATGAAGCCACGTCACAAGAGGCTGCAGCGGCTCGCGCTGAGCGTTTGAATCAGATCGCTGGCCATGGCGAGCGATTCAGTGCCAGCAGCCGAAATCGCATCATGGCGACCGGCGGCGCAGATCTGGGCGACGATCTGAGCGGTGGTCGATCATTTTCCGCCAAGATCACGAGCGGTCCGTGTGCCGGCATGAGCCGGGATGAAGTTGGCGGCTTGGCGATGGCCAGCTGGCTCGGTGGGTCAGGTCCACGCAATTCCCGTGAGGTTGAAGCCTGCCGAATCGCTGGTGTCAACGCCAACGGCAGCGAAATGGTCCTCAATCTGATGGACACCAAGAGTGGCCGCAAGGTCCAGAACGCTGTTCGTAATCGTGGCGTCGACGAACAGTTCATGAACCAGTTGTCGAGCAACATCGGGTCGACCGGAGCTTATACCTTCGGTTCGATGTTCGTTTCCGCACTGGAAGTCGCAATGACTTCCGCCTCCGGCATCATGGAAACGGCCGACATCATCCGCACCGAGAATGGTGAGGAAATGAGCTGGCCAACCATGGACGATACCAGCAATGAAGGTGTCCAGATCGGCGAGAACACGGAGGTGTCGCAGGTCGATCCAACGTTTGGACTGACTCGCTGGTACGCTCACAAGTTCGAATCTGGCATGATCAAGGTGCCACGCGAACTGATCGACGACAATGCCGTTGGTCTCGAGGGGCGAATTCCTGATTTGCTTGGCGAGCGGCTCGGGCGAATCATCAACCGCAAGGCGACGACCGGCAACGGCGCGTCGACTATGTACGGAATCGTCACCGCTGCAACGAACGGCAAGACCGCCGCAAGTGCAACGGCTATCACCTTTGATGAATTGATCGATCTGGAACACTCCATCAATCGAGCGATTCGTGCCAATCGTGCATCATTGGGCTATATGTTCAATGACACCGTTCTGAAACTGGTACGCAAGTTGAAGGACGGCCAGTCCCGCTACTTGTGGCAGGCTGGTGCAAACACCGGAGCCCCGGACACGCTCAACACGTACCGCTACACCATCAACGATCACATGGCGGATCCTGCCAGTGGTGTTAAGTCGGTGTTGTTCGGCCGCCTGTCGTCCTACAAGCTGCGATTGGTCCGTGGTATTCGCGTGGTTCGCCTGAACGAGCGATATGCCGAGAAGGATCAGGTGGCGTTTGTCGCCTTCGTCCGCGGAGACGGCAATTTGCTGAATGCTGGTGACAATCCAGTCAAAGCCCTGACTCAGGCGTAGTCATAGCTTGAAATTTCAGGCCGCAGAACTGGGGCGGTCACGTGGCCGCCCCTTCTTTTCAGTTGAGTAATTTCCAGACCAGAAAGTGTGTTATGTCAGATCCAGCAGAAACATCGGAGCAGACATCCTCTGCCGCCAAGACGCCAACCAAAACGCCAACCGTCAAGGCTAAGACGGACGTTGCCAAGCCGGCAACACTGAAATGCAAAATGTTGACCGGCCAAGCCGGGGTCATTTGGAAGCAGAAGATTGGCGAAGATGGCAATCCTGTTCTTGGCAAGGACGGGAAGCCAGTCATGGAGAACCGCGGCGACTATGTCCGCAATCCGGGTTCGATTCACGACATTCCTGCCGATGAAGCCACTCGCTTAATCGAAGCCGGGGCGTGTGAACTCGTCGAGTAATCCTGACAGTCCAGACAACGGATTAGTGCCAGATGAGTATCAAGAAACTTTCACCGATGCGACCGGCTCTTTCCGCAGGGGAGGTTCGTGCGCATCTCAGAAACTTTGATACTCAGGAAGTCGGCCTCATCGAAGCCTATTTGCTGGCGTCACAGCAGGACATCGAGATTCAGTGCGAACGGTCCATCGTGGCCGCAAAGTACCGTCTCACGCTTCCTTCGTTTCCGTGGGCATCAGCAGGATTGGTTCGATCCGTCCCATTTCAGGAGCGGATTTACGGGGACACGTCAGAACGTTCGCGAGATATCACGACGGACGGTTCAGCAATCTTGCTGAACATGGTCCCGACTCTGAAGATCGCGTCTATCCAATACTACGACGAAGACAACGTGTCACAGTCGTATGCGAGCTGGAATTTGTTCTCGGATAATGAACCGGCCGAACTTCGGCAGGTTCTTGATACATCGTGGCCATCCACGTATATGCGTCGGGATGCCGTTACGCTGCAGTTCTGGGCCGGTCATATCGTTCCGCTAACGCTGGACGCGGCGACTGACACCTTCACGAGCGTCACCGGGTATCCCTTCGTCAACGGCGATGAAATCACGATTTCCCTGAGTGGCAACAGCAACCCGGATATCGGAGATGTTGCCGTTCTTCCCACTGGTGTCTCGGCACGAACGACGTATTTCGTCAGAGATGTGTCCGGCTCCAGTTTCAAAATAGCTTCGTCGTCCGGCGGGACCGCTTTGAGTCTGGCAGAGCCAACCGCTGACGGCGAAGCAATCGATTTGCTGTTCGCCTATGAAATCGATCCTTGGCACAGGCTCGCATTGCTCCAGATGACAGCGAAAGCCTTTGGCGAACGTTGTCCGCAAGGCGGGTGTGTGTGTTCCAAGGAAGACTTTGAAATCAACCCCGTTCTTCGTCGGATGATCTGGCGTTCTCCGGTGGAGTTCATCTGATCATGGCGAAACGAAAATGTGAGATCAAAGATCCGTCCTACTACAACACGTTCGTGACATTTCTGAAGGCACCCGATGAGCTCAACGCCAATCAGGAAATCGAAAACCGAGACTGGAATGATTGGACACTTGACGGTCGGTCCTCCGCCAAAGTCTCAACCAAGGGTTCACGGATTGTCAACGTTGCCAGTCAGGATCACGGGCAGGTCGATGCCGTTATTGAATGCCCGTGGGGATCGACAACAAGGCGAATAAGCGACAGCCATTCAATCCGGATCAAAAACTATGACAACACGTTTCGGTATCTAGCAATTATCAATGCCGTAAACGTGGATTTTGCCAACACAGAAATGCGGTTTATTTGCCGCGAAACAACGCCGAACGGAGATCAGGACGACTAATGTTTGCTGTTCCGCCATCACGTCCACGAGCGAACCCGAACCGCAGAACAGGCGGCGCGGTGAACTTCAGCATCGACGTTGCCGACATTGCTGGCATCGCTGATGTGTATCGCGCGTTGCCAATGGCGATTCGGGTAAAGATCACGGAGCCGATTGTTCGCAAACTCGCCCAAATGGGAGCGAAAGAGGCCGCGATGAATGTTACTCGCGTCCTGCCGAAACGAAATCCTAAAACTCGCCGGTGGGATCGTCCTACCGGCGCGTTGCGAGATTCAATGGGATTTCGCATTCTTCAACGCAGCAAGATGCGGAACAAGTTCATCGTTTGGGGTGCTTTCGGCGCTCGGATGGACTTTCGTGTGAATCGAGCCACCGCCAGAAATGTCGCCAATAATCGTCAGAGAATCACGGCGAACATCAACGGCATCACAACGCGGGTTCAAGGTCCGATTCCTATAGGACGCGTTCGTGCTTTCGGAAGGACCATTCTGGGTGTTCAGGCGATTCAGCCGGCCAAGTACGCTCACTTGGTTGAAGAGGGGCACAAAGGATCTCCTGCCCACCGTATTCCGGCGGCCGTGCCACACAGATTCATGGCGCCAGCACGTCAAGCGATTGCGGCGAGAATGCCCGGTCTCGTGAGCAAGGAATTCAATTCGACGGCTCAACGCGTGTTCGCGTCGGAAATTCGACGAGCACAACGGCCCGGGCGTGTCACTGGTTATCGATCCTCAATGAATGCGAGGCGATAATGGTAGACACCACCGACAAAAGCGAACTGATCATGCCAGCCGTCGTTCGACACCTGATCGCCCAGAAAGCAATCACGGATCTAGTCGGGCGAGCTCCGTCAAAGATTTTCCCCGGTCCGGTCCCGGACAAGGTCGAGGAACGCAAGATCGTCCCGCCATGGGTCAAGCTCGAGCGGGGAGCGTGGGACGAGGAAAAACACTTTCGCGGTCGCACAGGCACGTTTACGTGTCCGACGGTCGTAGTCGTAATCGCTCAGACAATCGATACAGCGTCGAAAATCTACGCCAGTATTCGACACGTATGCGATTCGAAATGGTCCGAAACATGGGGTGACAACCTCTTCATCGGAGAAAGCCATATGACACTGGGAACACAGGTTCCCCTGTTGGAGGCTGACGGGATGCCGTCGCCGTGGGAACAGCTTGTCGGTGAGCTGTGGTTTATGTGCAAGGTTTTGCCTTAGTCGGGGTTCCCCGAAACTTTACGGAGATTTGAGCTATGTGTCAGAGTGGTATGGGAGCAACGATCACCTTCGCAACGACAACGTTCGAAGCACAGGTCACCGGTATTTCAGGTGGCGATATGATCCGAGAGTGGTTCGATAAGACTCACTTCGGATCAGCCAAAGGAACAGACTTCGACGGTGTCCGCTGGATGGAACAATGCCCTGGGGATCTGGCGAGCATGTCTGATATCGTCGTGGAAATCATCCACGATCTTGAGGATTTGCCGCCGATCGATCAGCCAGCAGAAGTCATAACGATTCAGGCGGCGCCACTGCCCGGCGACACGCAGGGGCCGAAACTGGTGTTCACTGGCGGAATGAAGCAATACAACGGAGCAGGATACACGATGCGTGATCTGCGACGTGGCCAATACACACTGGCGGTTTCCGGTCCTCCGGAATTTACCGCTGGTTCGTGATAGTCGCATCGTTGCGACGTAATGTGATGGCGATCGAGACAAAAAGTCTCGGTCGCCGGGTTTTCCAGACAGACCTGAAGGAGTGTTGACGATGGCCTTAACGGCGGAACAGATCCGGTCACGGATCAAAGACGGTCCTGTGCTTCATAAGGTGAAACTCAAAGCGTGGGACGGCGACGAGGTTGTTTTGCAGGAATTGGATGGACTGCAGATTGCCAACTGGGACGCAGAAAATCTTGAGCGATCAAAGGACAATCGACTTTTGTCGAAGTCGACACCTACCGAACACTTGGTTCGGTTGTGTCTCGTGACGTGCGATTTCGACGAACACGGTGAACCGATTCGAGGAACGCAGAAACGCGTTTTCGAAGACACCACATTGGATTGCCGTGAGGTTCGCAAGCTGGGGGCGGCGTTGCAGGAACTCAACTTTCACTGTGCTCGCATCAATATGCTTCGGCGAATCGATGAGGAAACCGTGGAAAAAAACTCCTCGCCAGTCCCAAGCTCCGATTCTGGTGCCTCCTCGCCAATAAGTGGGGATGCAGCGTAGAAGAAGCTATGTCGCGGAGTGACGCGAAGGATTTCGCACTCCGCTGGCAGGCGTTTCTGATTGACGGATTACCGGACTGGCTACCACTGGCCACAATCGCATCGGCTCAGTATCCGAAGTCGAACCCTCGGCAGATTCTGCGGTCGATGATTTCAGATTTCTATTTTCCGGAGGGTGTTCAGCAGTCTGATGAAAGCATCCGAGGATGGGTCGAGGGTTTCGCAATTCGGTACAACCTGAAACAGCGAGATCCACACACTGGTGAGATTATCGGCAACGCTCGCGATATCGCGATCAAGGAGGGCCGAATCAAACCGCCCGAACCACGGCCGAATCAGAAGGCGTTGAGCAAACTTCGCAAGTCGAAAGCCGCTCCGGCGGCCAAGGTGACTAAATGACAAACGCAGTGTCCCCGTTCCATACATCTATTCAGATGGACGTGTCCGGCATTAAAATGGCCACGGACCGGGGCGCTGAGTATGTCGCGACATTCGCCGATTCTGCGATACGTTCCGGGCAAGCGTTGCAGGATGCCGCTTCCGATACCCGCGACTGGTCAGACTCCATGAGGCGAGCTGCGTCGATGGTGGAACTGCTGACGGCAAAAACGCTGCAAATGCAGTCGACGATTAAGAAAACGAGTCAGGCGTTTTCCGGCAGTACGTTCGGCGATCAAATGGCGTCAACTCAGCCACGATTTGGCGATCGTATGGCTGGGGTCAATGGCGAGCAACAGCGAGCAAACGAAGCTCGAATTGCTGCGGAGGCGGCCGCAATTCGTCGCGAGCATCATGATATTCGGATGCGTGATAATGTGGCTGCACTGGCCCGTGAGCGAGCAGTCGAGGAGTCTGAGCGAGCACAATCGTTTGCGGCATTGCGTGCTGACATCGAGCAACGGGCGGCGTTGCAGCGTCAGTACGACGAGATTCGTGTGCGTGATGCTGC